GTCCTGTGGAGTCCTGTGGAGTCCTGTGGAGTCCTGTGGAGTCCTGTGGAGTCCTGTGGAGTCCTGTGGAGTCCTGTGGGCTACCTAAAGAAGTACCAAAGTACAGATAATGTCACCCAAAGGCAAACAATTGACCCACATCAAACCCCATATTGACCCAGATCAACCCTGTGGATAACCTGTGGATAACCTGTGGATAACTTGAAAAAACACTGATAAACCAACCACTTAGGTTACCCTTTAGTATCCTGAGGATGACTCAAAGACCCCAAAGGACACAGCGAGCACCTGAGGGCGCCCACAGGCACCCCCACGGGGGCACACACGCACGTGAACTCGTTAAGTGTGGGCTCACAAATTTTGTCAATTTTTATGATCCCCTTAGTTACCTGTGGATAACTCTGTGTATAACCTGTGGACAACCTGTGGATAACTTTTAAATAAAACCCCTCAGGAACCCGTAAGGGAACCTAAGGGGGAACTGGAAGTAATTACAACTTACAAGCTAGTCACAAGAGTACGTAGAAGAGCATCAACAGTAGACACATCCCCATTAATCAAAGACATTATAAAGAGGATGATGATAATGATGATTTTGATGGTGATGAATACTTTATTTTTGGTGTTATTGGTATTATTCATTGAGGTCATTCCCATAAGGGTCTATAGGCACCTAAGGATTCCCATAAGGGTCTATGGACTCCCATAAGGGTCTATAGATCCCCATAAGGGTCTATAGGTATCCTAAGGACTTTCTTAAGATTCCATCACCACTGATACCTTTTGCTTTTGATACTTTTAATTCTAACAAAAAAGGTTGACTAGAAAAGACCTGTATGTATATCTATATATGTCTTTCCTAGCCCCCCTAGGAGTATGGATTATATTCTGAAACAGCCTATTTTCTCTATTACATTGACTTTATTATTTACTGAACATGTGTTCAATACTAATAAAGCATATTTCAGGAATCATCTCTTAAACGTGTAGCCTGTATCCTTATACCTGTCTACACCCTTAGAGGTGTCCTTAGGGCTGTGTTTATCTTCAGTAACCATCACACCCCCGATATTGGACGTATAGAATCCATACAGGGACTCCATAGACTCCTCTAGCCATTCTTCGGTTAGTTCTTTAATACCTTCATCAGCATCTACGCCCATGAAGTCCACAAGGTATTTAACTCCGATTGCTAGAGCATCGAGACGGTCATCATGAATAAGGGCACCCCTATCAACAGTGATACGAGTGAGCTGGTAGAAACAAGCATATTTGTAGTCAGATTCGGGTACAGTAGAGTAGTCATTCCTGATGCACTCAGGCGTGACACACATTTTATGGTTAGAGATTACAGGTTCAAGAGTGTCGATGATTCGGAGTTCTTTTTGTCCCGTAGACTTAACTTCAGTAACACCACAGTTACTATAGGTTTTCTTAAGTACGGGTTCAAATAGTTTGATGTACATCCCGTCACCGAAGTTTCCTTCAATGACTACTTCATTGACTTTGTACTTCTTAGCTACCTTAGCTAGCTTATTGAGGACTACATCAGAGTAGCCTCCCAATAGACCTCCCACTTCCATGACGTAGATATATCCGTTTAGGTAGTAGAGAACAGCATAACCTGTTTCGTCTTTACCACGCCCTGAGGGGTCAACGCATAGGATCTTATGTGCATACGGGACTACTTCATTGGATGAGGTATGATAGTAGAAGTAAGAGTCTCCCTTAAGGCCCATCGTGGGACACTCATCAACTGGAACCCTCTTAGAAGGCTCAGGGAGCCACGTGAGCTTCATTGGGGCCTCGTCTAAGGGGAACATACCAACCAACAGGTCACGAAGCCGTAGAGGGTATTTATCAGCGTCTGAGAGGGTCGTATCGAGCATGAACTGCAGAGCGAAGCCTGCCTTACGATAAGATAGTTCACGCTTCTGTAGATCCTCTTCAGAGAACCTAAGGGGGTCTGTAGGTTTACCTGCCCAATGCTTAGGATCCTTGTCGTACTTGTCAGCAATGATAGAGGCCAATCTATCGCCATAGGAGGCTCTATGAGAGTCATCATAGGGGTACCTAGCGGGATAGATTACAGCCGTGTATCCGCGCTCCTGTAGCTCGTTATAGAGGCTCATCTCGTTCTGAGGGGTTCCCAGATACAGGATCTTCTTACCTGCACCAGGCTTTAGGACAGCGTCGAACTCTTTGACGAGCTCGAATAGCTGATCTCTAAGAACCTGAGTGAAGGAGTTACTCGGGACTTCCACGTCATCCGCTACGATGATGTCTGCACGGGAACCCGTTAGCTGGCCCTTAATACCCACAGACTTAACCGAAGGTGAATGGTCGGGTTTGGCAGGGCCTACGTCGAAGAGGTTCTGAGTATCTCTCTGCCCTTCTCTAGCCTTTAAGTGATTCAAGAATGGCAGTTCATTAATGATCTTCTTAATAAACGTAGCATTAGCGTCTGCTCGTTCTTTATTGGCAGACACCACCATGATCTTAGTCTGAGGATCTCTCCAGAGACTCCAGACAACGTATGCGCACGTAATGAATGACTTGGCTACACCACGGAAACCCATAAGGATCATACGGTCACTAGGAGGGTTCTGGAGTAGCTTTGCAATGTCTACCTGCAGTGTGGTCGGAGAAGGTAACCCGATAGATTTCCAAACCAAAGAGGTAAAGAGAGGGAAGTTCTCATAGTAAGGGAGTAGAGCTTTAGCTTCTTTCTCAGTTAACACTCATGTCTCCCCTATAGGAATTCTCGAAGTTCTCCCTAGTAGCCTTCAGGAGCTTACTGAGTGCATTCTCCTCACCGTCTCCAGCCTTAGGGACACAATCAATACCATTACGTTCAAGCTCCTTAATGATTGCATTGTAGAGCTGTGGAGACCTCTTATCGGGGTTCCTAAGGTCATTAAGCATGTTCTGGAGCATCTCCTCATGGATGTTCCCTAGGAGGCTCTCAAGTCCTTTATAGTCCATTGTTCTTTTCCTTTCTTCTCTTTTCTAACCAAGGTTCTATCCAATGCTTTTTAATCATTGTGCAGATACCAACAAAAGTATAGATAATTGTGATGACGTACACCCAATCACTAAGGGGTAACCCGAGAATCACAGCACTGGATACTGCCAACGAAGGAGCTACCTGTGCTATGTTCTCTGCTAGGTTACCCGATTCCTCATCAAGGGGGTTCATTCGTCAAAGAACTGCTCAAAGTTAGCTTTCTTGAACCCAGTGCCCTTTAGGAGCTTACCGTCTTCTCTGAACTGAGGATTATAGTTACCATCACTGTCATAGAACTTACTGGAATACTCCTTAAGCAGTTCACGCATGCCAGCTTCAAGGTCGTATCCACAAGCATTGGCGTACTGCACGCACACCCAGATAAGATCACAGAGTTCCTTCATGTCGTTAGGGGTATTAATACGCTCCTCACGATGTTCCCAGAACTCTTCAACAATACACTTGTCATACAATAATGCGTAATCCTCGGGCAGTTGCAAGGTATCCTCCCCATTTCTACAGTGCGTCTTCTGGAACCAAATCCCAAGTTCCTTCTGCAGATTTCCGATAAGCTCTTTGGGTTGAGCTTCCATAGTATTCTTCATTTTATTCTTTATCCTCTTTCATTAACCTTTCCCTTCTATGCAGTCTTTAATAGATTTGTAGCATAATAGGCAAACAAATACCACTAGACCCACTGCGCCTATATTAAATCCCAGTAGGAGTATGATTATAGCGCTTTGAACTAGCAATTCCATCACATGCTCTTCCTGTCTTTGATTTCTGCCATCTTAGCATCGTTCATGCGGGAGTTACCGTTGATGTTAGAGTAACCCAAATACCCACAGACACGGGAGATGACAGACAGGTTACTAGAACCACAATAGGGGCACTTATTGCCCACATTAAAGCTATGTTGATGACAATCCTCACAGTAAGCCGCATCAAAGTTCACACCCTGATAGAACCCATGAGCCATACCTCGAAGGATCGTGCTCATGAGAGCCAGCTTATTCTCAGGGTTGTCAATACGGACATACTGGATGTGGCCTCCCTCAATAAGATGAAAAAGCTCAAACTCAAGATCCTGCTTTTCAAAGGGAGTAATGTCGGCAGACACATGGATATGGAAGGAATTGGTGAAATATTCCTTACCTTCAAATTCATCCTTAAGGTTATTCTTTGCACAATACTCATGGTACTGAGTCATCTGAGTGCCACAAAGGGACTCTGCAGGGGTACCATAGAGTGCATAGAGATAGCCGTCTTCCTTCTTAAACTCCTGCACTGCATCGTAGATAAACTTAACGACATCCTTAGCCGCCTTCTGTCCCTCAGGAGTCTGAAGATCCTTACCACCAGTAAAGAGAATAGCAAACTCATTCAAAGCAGAGATACCAAAAGATGCTGTCATATACTTGGTAAGCTCACCTACCTCATCTTCAGGATTAAGGAAGCCCTTATAGAAACCTCCCTGACAAAATGCCATAGGATTCGTGCTAGCCTTAGCATGCTTAATCATATCATAGCGACGTTTAAGGAATTCTCGAATCTGTTCAAGGTTCACCATAAGCTCTTCCCAGAAGTTACCTTTAGATGCCTTATAGATCAACGGGAGGTTGAGAGACACCGCACCAATGTTGCACCGACCAACAGACACGTACTCGTTAGTCTCAGGATCTTTCCAAGGAGTGAGGTACGCTCTACACATAATGTTCATAATTAATCGTTAGTTAATTACCTGTTTATACAGCTGTATGTTTCCATACAGTTCAGACTATATCATCTAGACTATTGGATAGTCTAGTACCACATTTCAGAGACACTTGCCTCTTACGCCTTTCTTGGCTAGTCGTTAGACTCACAACGAAAGATTTGAATACCCAACTCAGGGAGCTTACCATCAAAGAAACGCATAACAGTCTTCACACGTTCTCTGGGGATCCCAAGGCTCTTAGCACAGTCAGTCATGCTTTCGAAATAAACCTTAGGAGTGGTGTTGATGTACACACGTTGCTTAGTAAACTTGCCCTTACGGTACTCTTTGTTTTGAAGGTAACCCTTCTTGACATTCTCAGAGTTAGTAACCCATTGAAGATTGGTGTACACAGAATTAGTCTTGTCACCATCAATGTGATCTACGCACTCCTTGTTATCGGGATTGGGAACGAACAGCTTAGCAACCTCTCTATGAATGTAGATCTTCTTACGACGGACCACACCCTGTCTTCTCGTGAAGAGGTCAGCGGTAAGATAACCGTGATTGCTAGTTCTGATGGTAATGAAATGCTTCATTCGCTTAGACCACACCCTACCAATGTTAGAGATAGAGTACGCATCTTCCCAGCCGATAATGTCTTTAAAAACTTCTTTCATAATATCCTTCGAAATATTCGATTAGATTGTTGTCAGTACGGGATTGTCTTCAGCTTTACCTGTTAAGAGTTTCCCCGTTTAATGGTATTTTAAATGGGCAGTAGTTATCGACCCATTGGATGAATCACACATTGCTTATTAGACGCCCTGTAGGTTTCAGACACAGTACCATTAGGAGCGTTAATAGCTAGAAAATCGGGGTACATGCACTTGCTGGAACATTCAACAGCCTTCTCGAACACATAAGCATGCTCGCCAATGCCGTGTTGTTCCCAATCGTAGAGGTACACGAGCTTAGGAAATACAACCTGTTTACCCCCATGTCCCTTCATACGGGTCTCAAGGATAGTCTCACAAATCAACTCAAGAAACTCCCTGTCGTACTCGGGTAGATCGTTGCTCCACTCACCAAAGGTAAGCGTAGTGAACGCGAAGTCACCTCTAGAACACGGAACAGTATTGAGCTTCAATTCAAGAGACTGGAAGCCCTGCACAAGTTCACGCTTGAGATCCTGCGTAGCCATTTCACATGCTTCATCGAACTCCATATTACACTGGTCAAAGTATTTCTTAAACGCATGGTCATACGTTTTCTTAGCATACGGAAGAAGCGTCTTGTCAATCTGAGGGATAGTGAATCCACCGAACTGCTGTGCAGTAGCTACAAGGGTAATGTCACCAATCACCTGAAGGGCACTAAGGACACTCGTAGGTTCCGTATAGGTGACGTTGGACATACTAAAGCCACCCTTAAGAACAGTAGCCATGTCAAAGAGGCAACAGTTGATAGACCCAAAGATCATATCTCGAAGGTCATGGATGTAATACTTACCGACCTTAGTAGCCTCTTTCTCTTCCTTAGTAAGGTAGAACTGCTTGTACAGTTGCTTAGTTAGATAGCCCTTAATGAGGGAGCCTTTGGTAGACACAAGGGAGCTATCGAAGTTAGCGTTTTCCTTGTCTCCCAAAAGGAGAACAGTGTCAGCCTCATTCTTAACAGCTTCGAAAGCCTTAGCGTAGGTGTTCTTATAGTCCCTGAATTCCTTATAAGACTCTCCGATCTTCGGCACGTACTTACAAAGAGCGTCAATGACAATAGAGTGAATCTTATCAGTAGGCACCTCGTCATAGTTGCTGTAGACAAGGCTCTCGATATAGCCTCTAATCTTACCAATGTCATACTCAGAGTACGTAGCGTTAGCCCTCTGTGCGGCCTTATGGATAGCTACTTCAATCTTATCCCAATCCCACCCTTCGTGGGTACCATCTTTCTTAATTACTTCCAGTTCCATAGTGTATTTAGTTATTTAATTAGTGTTGCTCTTACCCGTGAACTGCGCATTAGCAAACTGCTTTACGGCAGTAACTTCCTCAGAAGTAAGATCACTAGTAATATTAGCGTAAATCTTCTTCGTTACGTTGTTGTCTTCACTATATACGATGACATCAAAGGTAACCGTAGGAATGTTTGGTTTCGTTGTAAAGAATGCCTTATGGTTCTCATACTCACAGGCACCTACATTGCCATCCCAATAAACTTGTATATTCATTTACTTAGTCTGTTAGATAGGTTCAGTAGTCCTACGGTAATTACTGTGCGTAAGTCCTTTAGGACTACTGAAACCCCCGAATTACTTGCTCTTCTCAATGCTAATGAGATAGTACAAAGCCTTTAGGGCGTCCTTATAGGCTCGTGGGTCTTTCAGTGTCCCCACTGAACACTTTGGGCATCACGGGCCACTCAACGTCTCTAGGGAAACCACTCTGAAGAGTGATGTCCCTAAGAGCCTTTCTGTAGTTCTTAACGACCTCAAGAGTCTCAGGATCAGCAGGATAGTCGGGCATCATGTACCAGTCAGTCTCTGCGATCCTTCTGTCTCTCTCTGATCTTACGTTCTCTGCAAGAACCTCAAGGGAAACTGGAGGGTTCTCTACGATCTGATACTTACCGTCAACCTGTTGAATACTGCAGTCACCTCTGGTGTTGCACCATGCGGCGGCTTCAGGAGGGTATTCACCCTCGAAAATTTGTCCGATTTCAAATGCCATTTAGTAGTCCTTTAGTAACCGTGTACTTCCCACATACCTTTAGGTTCAACAACTACAGCCTTAAAGTTAGAGGTGGTTTTGTCGTAGGCGTACCCCCAACCCCTGTCAGTTGGGGTGTTATATCCACCAGTAACGTCGCAGTGGTAATAGGTTGTTGTCATTGGTTTGTTAAGTGTGATGGTATACTTGGAACTGTCTGAAGATGTATAGCTACCACCTTGCTCAATAAAACCGTCAGACCACACTCGATACCAAGAGGTTCCGCTGCGCCAAGTTTTGGTAACATAAGCATTCGGCTTTGGGGTCTCACCAACTTGAGCCTGTACAGCATTCACAGCAGACATAACGTTCTGAATATCCACAGAACCTACGTTAGTAGCAATGCCATAGGCTACTACACACATTACCCACTCGTGAGATTCTGGCTGTACTGTGTTGGATGCGCCGTACAAGTTGTTTGCCGCTCTCGCACTAAAACCAATGCCGCCTTTAGTTTTATTATTGCCATGCCCTCCGTAAGGATCGGTGAATGGGAAGCTCGCATCTAAGAAAAAAGCGCCAGTTGATTTAAATACATTAGTGTCTAGCTCAATGCCTCGAGTACCAAAAGTTCCTTCAATATTAGGGACACCCGCTTGATGATAAGTAGTAGCCTGATCTACATCCATAGCAATCTGCTGATAAGAAGCAAACATAGGAGTCCTAAAGTTCGTGCTACCGTCACCATCACTATAGAAAGGACAGCAACCTTTGTCTCTCCCAGCAATCTCTTGCCATTCATCTTCAGTCTTCACCCATCCCTGAGCTGTAATGTAATCAAAGAAGTCTTTATACAAAGCTCTAGAGTACTTAGTTCCATTACAAATAATAGAGTCAGCAGGCACTGTACCGTAAGGGTGAAGATAGTGGAAACCTAATGGTCTAACAGTACCGAGCTTGCTTAGCTTTTCAGCTAGTTGATTAAGAAAAGTTTGATCGTCCATTTAGTAATCCTTAGTAACCACACACATACCAAGTACACTCTCCAGTGTAAAGTGAGTTGCTATTCACAGAGCCCTTAACAGTCATGCCCTCTCTTTTAAGTAAGCTGACTCTAGATGATAAATCAAAACGGGAATGCAAAGAATCTACAGGATTGCTAACAGCAAAGTAATTAGTGTTCGACATTGTGACCATAAAGGTTACATTCCGAGCCTCGCTGTCATAGCCTACGGCTTTTACTCTGCCCCCCTGTTCAATCCAACCATCAGACCACTTACGATACCAACTATTGCCATCAGAACTCTTACCAGTCTCCTTAACATACCTTCTGCTTTCCAACTTACCCAATTGAGCCTGAATGGTAGCTAGTGCTGACTTAATGTCATCAAGAGTAGGATCGCCCGCATGGACAGGGTGGTTAGCACCATTCATAGCTTGATCGCAAGCATCCAAGATAGTCTGCTTCTTGGCATACGTAGGAGACAGAGTGTCACCAATACCGTCAACCTTAGAGGACACCTCAGTGATAGACTGGCGAATCTTCGTAAGGTCTACCTGAAGTGTAGCATCGTTAGCCTTACTATCAAGTTCTTTCTGAAGATTAGTTACATTAGCAATGCTATGCTGATGACGTTCAGAAGCCATGGGGTAGTTAGTACCCGCAGTGCCACTCATGCCTACCCAGCGTTTCGTTGTCTTATTCCATACCAACTGACCTTCAACACCTGCATAAGCGTTGATCTGCTCAGTAGTACCCGTTACTTGTTTTCTTTGTTTAATTGTCATAGTTCACCTTAGGGACTGCCTAAATCTCCATAATCAACGAACCCATTAAATGTCGTAATATCCAACTTCTTAGCAAGACCTGTAGTCACATCCGTAGTGTTAGCTTTACTGGCAAGCCCCGTCTGAAGTTCCTCCTTAGTAGCAAGACCACTAAGATCTTGCTCAGGAGGAGTACCAGTGATCTCACTGTAAGCAATACTGTTCTTAGACGCAAGGGCGCCGAGCGTAGGCTTGTTCGTGATGAACGCCTTAGACGTAGTGTCTGTCTCAGCCCAGTCAGCATTAACCTGACCACTAGAGGCTTGATTGGCATAGCCCTTAGCGAGATCAGCTTGTCTCTTAGCCTCAACCTCAGAAGCCTTAGCGTTAGTCGCAGAGGTACCTGCCGCAGTCTTAGAGAGGGCCGCATTGTCCTCAGAGAGCTTAGCCGCCTTAGCACTGTTACTCGCGTTGGTAGCCTGAGTCGTAGCAGTACCCGCAGAGGCACTAGCATTCTTAGCACTGGCACCAGCCGCAGTAGCAGACTGGGAAGCACTAGTAGCACTAGACTCAGCCTCAGTAGCCTTAGTAATAGCTAGAGTAGCCTGCTGAGTAGCGAGGCTAACCTGCTCCTTAGCCTTAGTGACCTCTTGGGTAGCCAAGGCAACCTGAGCCTTCGCTAGGTTAACCTGTTTAGTACCCTCAGCAGTGACAAGACCGACCTGCTTTCCCCCTTCACTAGTGATTTTACTAATTTCAGTGGTTGCGGTATCAGTAATTGATTTTATCTGCTTGGCGCCTTCAGTCTTGACTTCTGCAAGAGTAGCGTTACTTGCATCAGCACTGCCCTTAGCTTTATTAGCATAGTATTTAGCAGAGTATTCAGAGTCATCAACAGTACCAGTAGTCTTGGTAGCCCAATCCTTAGCCAATGAAGCACTATCAGAGGCACTCACCTCAGACGCCATAGCGTTCGTCTCAGAGACCTTAGCGTTCCTCTCAGACACCTTAGCTTCATCAGCCTTTTGAGTAGCAATTACGGAATTCTCATAGGCATTTCTCTCAGAGGTTTCAATATCGGTTTGGAGCTGTTGAGCCTCTTCAAGGATTGCTTGGTTCTCCGTCTTGACGGCATCAGCATGCTTAGCCGCAGATACTGCAGTGCCCGCAGAAGCCTTAGCGGTGACCTCAGACTCCTTAGCATTAACTTCAGAAGCCTTAGAGTTCGTCTCAGAGACCTTAGCGGCATCCCTAGCGGCTTCAGCCTTTAGCTTAGCCTGATAGGCACCCCTAGCGTCATCTTTGTAGAACTTAAGGCTAACCGCATCGTTGTCATCAATAGGATCACCAACATTCACAATGCGGTGTCCCCTAGCATCCCAATTTCCTTCCTTGTCTACAATGAGTGCGTCATTGATGATGTCTCTACCTTCTTCAGCAATATGAATAGTCTGAATGGTAGACACATCAAGGTCTTTAGCCTTTAGAACCGAAGCGTCCTTAAAGGACACAATACGGTCAGTAGCAGACGTATATCTGCGAATAATGATTTCAGTACCGCTAGCGGGAGCAGTATTGAACCTAATGGTAGTCTTATCTACAAAGAAGTAGTCTTTAGTGGTGTCACCGTAGTCACCCCCAAGTTTCTCTCGGGAGTCTACGGTGACTTTCACAAACTTCTTTGCTAGATAATCAAAGGGCACATTGAAGTCTGTAGTAGACCCATTGCCCTGATAGTTAGCAATAGTAGAAGCCATTTAGTTAATTATCTTCTTGATCTGTAATGTAGTTAATCAAAGATTGCTGAATAAAGGGTGCATTCGGAGTTACAGCTTTCAAACTTCTGCCGAAAGACTTTGCATATCTCTCTCTATCACCTTCTGTATAGTCATCTTCATTTAGGACTCCTGCATTAAACAGGTTTCTAGTGTCCGCCTGAAGATTATAGAGACCTGTAATAGTTTGAGCCGCAGGAATGTTTGCAAGCAAGCTATTGAAATTCAAGTGCTCAGCCTCTTCATCTAGGATATAGCCTTGATCTGCAGTGGACTTAATGCCAGTATTAAACCCTGCAAGAGAAGCAAGCATAGCAGGCATGGCTAGAATACTAGACCTACTCATACCGTTAATGCCAACATTCAGGATAGTAGTCCAATCTGAATCACTTAAATCAGGGACACCGAACACTCGTTCATAATACTTCTCCCTCTGTTCATCATTCATACCCGAAGCAGTAGCAAAGGTCTGACCAAGAGTAGACAAGGTACCAAGGGCACCTGAAATAAGCCAAGTCATAGCTTGACCTGCGGCATCCCCCTCTTCAAACCTAAGTGCACTCTTAGCCAATCTCTTGTTATAAGATCTAATAGCAAAGCTCTTAAACTGAGTAAGCAATCCAAGAATTGGGGAATTCTTAGAACCTCTCCACATATAAGCATCAGTTAGACTCTGTCTCTGGATAACCTCAGAGGCAACATAGTCTCCTAGTCTACGCATGATGGTCATGCTCTTTACATCGTTTGCAATAATCGAGTCGTATACATCAGGCTTTACTCTGATCCTACCAAATTTGTCGATCTCAGTAGCCTCCTTAAAAGCCTTAGTGAAATCAGCAAAGTCCTTAGTATTGATATTGAGCCTATTAAGGGTCTTACCATCTAGGAAGGCAACCTTTCCTTTCATACCATGAGCATGTCTAGCAAATTGTCCAATAAAGATATCCTGAGCTGTAGACACAATGGTATCTTGGGACTTATTGAGATACTTAGTAAAAGGTGAATTAGTAGCGAGCCATTGAGTGCCCGCAACCAATCTAGCCTTATACTTATCTCCTCCAAACCTATCTAGGTTTCTATCGTAGATCTCAGTCCAAGCTCCTCTTACTCTAACCTCCTTACCGAAGGCAATATCTCGGAACTCATCCCTTTCCTGCTTAGTCATGCCACCCTTAGACCAATCCTTGATCTTGTCAGGCATACCCGGAATGGACTTAAAGAAGAACGAAGCACCAAACTCTTTAATACCCTCAGCGATCTCAAAGTGGTTAAGGGCACCCATAAAGGCATTATGAGTAAATAATGTAAAGTGCCTAAGAGCGTCAGCAACTGCACCACCCCAAGAAGAAGCATCTTCATTGTCCATACCTGATCTACCATAGTAGTCCGAAAGGTAAGCCCTAAAGGCCTTGGCTTGAAGATCTCGATCGTTAACAGAAGTCTCATTAAGGTACTCCCCCAATCTCGTATCCATGAGATCAGAGAACTCCTTGAAGCTCTTAACCCCAAAGGCGTCATTGAGGCCCATGTCACCAGATATACGCATGTTGTATCCGTTCATGGTTTCTACAATGTTTGTCTGAAGCCTACTAACAGAGAACCCGTCATTATCCTTAATAGTGAATTTCCAAGGGGTTCGTTCGTGTTGGTAGTTGTGGGGCATGCCTTCACCCTTAGGGTCATTCATAAGACCCTTTTTGATGGCCTCTGATTGATCCACATAGCCCAAGGAATCGTCCCAAGCCTTCTTTTTAACCCAAGCAGTAAAATCCTCCTGATCGGTGGACACCTTAACCTTAGTGTCCTTGGCAGGAGTATCCTTAGCCTTAGCCGCCAGTTCTTCTTCATATCTAGCCCTAAGGAGCTTAGTGTACTCAGGATCCTCAAGAGTTCTAAGGAGTAGCTTGTAGACACGTGCCCGTGCTTTATTTACTTTCTCCCCATAGGAGCCTGTAAATGTATTAAGGAAGTCCGACACCTTGTTCTTGCTAAGCCAGTGACTTTCGAACTTGTCATTAGACACAGCGGATCTAGCAAGGGGCTTACCATATTCGATGTCACCAGTTGCCTTAAGTTTCCTCATAGCATCCGTCTCACCAATCATACCCCTAGATTGAGCCATGTCACCCCACTTACCGTAGAATGCCCCCATTCGCTCAACGATCTCTTCAAACAATTCATTACCGTCAAGATCGGTTGTATAACCGTCTCTTCGTCTACGAATCATTTCATCAAGATCGTCACGATCCATTCTGGTCGAATCAAGGAGTTTGAGGATGTCGTCTGCTACGATGTCTACATCTCGCTCACCATTATTTCTATAGAAGTCTCTAGCTTCCTCAGCGGTGCGAGTAGTCTCAGCATTATTGAACTGTTTGAAAGTAGTCCTATCGCCTCTCTCAGTCTTACCTAGGGAGTCCCAAATCTTCCTGACAGCTTTACCCGCACTAGTCTCAGTTTTTACTTTATCAATGGCGCCTTGAACAGTAATTGTAGGGAGTTTCCCCTCAAGGTTCTTAAGAGCACTATTGAATGCCTTATGAATCTGTGTCTTCTCAATAGCCTCAGGAATGCCAGTCTTCTTAAAGACGTCCTTGGCACCTGAGGCAATCTTTTCAGAGTACATTCGTGCACGCCTAGACGCATCCCCTAGCTTAGTAGCATCATCCTTAAACTTAGTTGCTCTAGCGATTCCCTCAATGGATGCACCAAAAGCCATACCAGTGGCCATATCCATAAGAGCATCATTATCATCACCAGAGGAATAGTTATTAAGCTGTCCAGATGCAACACCCATTACGGCGCCGTATCCAATCCTACCAATAGCGCTACTAGAGCCAAAAACAGGCAGTGCGGTAAGAGGATCACCAAACATAGCACCAGTCCCAGATACAAGATTGTTCCAAAGACCTGCTTGTCCCTGAGCATCTCTATACTCCTGTACGCTTTTAATTACTTCAAGGTTACTCTTAAAGTCCTCACTGGAGGAGGCTCCCTTGAGGACTGCTCTATATCTATCTAGATTATAACCTAGTTGCTTAAGAGCATCCCAACGCTCTTCATCTGTTGGGACATAAGTATTTTGAGCAAGACCTTCCTCATACCCGTAAGCCTTTCTGATCTCTACAGCGCCCCACTCATTAGTAAGGCCACCTACAAAACCAACTTCAGGCTTTGGCTTCTTATGTGCTTCTTCGTATTCCTTTTCTTCAGAACCTGTGAGACCTCTAGCGACAACAAACTTATCTGTAAAATAAAGACCGGGGTTAACGGTTTTCCACCCAAGATCTTCTGGAGAAGCGTCGGGAAAGATAGGCATTAGTCCTCCTTATTAAGGTATTCTGTATAACCCTTGACGTTATGGACAGTCTTTCTGACTAGCTTATCAACAACACCAAGAGGCTCAACCTTAGTTCTAGATTGTTCATCAATATACTTCATAAAGCCCTCATGAATACTCTTTCTATCCCATCTAGCCAGTAGAGACCTAGTGTCTGCGTCAACAACTTCAAAAGAATCCGTCATAGGGTTGTACCCTTTAATGACACCTTCTTTTGCGTCCTTCTTAAGGGTTTTGATTTTATTGGTTACTTCTTCCTCAAACCAATCCCTAGTAGCCTCAGGTCTGACACCTTTAATCATGAAGAGCTTTGCAGGGATCCTAGAGTCGTCAATAGAAATAGTTTCTTTGTCAAGATCCTCTCTGGATCTATCCATAGCGTCCTTTCTAGACATACCAACATTCATGTAAGCATAAGTCCTGTTAACCATGTAGCTTTGGGAGTACAAATCTCCCTTAGCATCCTTGGCTAGATTGTCATAGATCCTCTGTTGCTCCTGTCGGCCTTCCCTAGTTTCGCCTAGCTTCTTCTGTTGCTTGAGGGCGCTCACACATTGATTATAGGTCATCCCAAGTTGGTTTGCGTTCATCATTGCAAGAAGAACGTCCATATCATAAGAGCCCATACCACCAAAAGCTGTAGCAAACTGCTTAGGGTTAGACACATAAAAGCTATACATCTTATCAAGATAAGCAGGCTTTTCAATACTAGCGGCATTAGAGTTCTCAAGGGATAGAATGTCAGCCTTAATAGCCCTAACAACATTGTTACCTACCTTACTAAGGTAACTAGAGGCAGGGTTATAGCCACCAGTTGGATTACAGGCCATCTCTAGGATGTCATTTTCATTGATTCTCCCATCCTGAACAGCAAACATGAACTCTCTATCAATATGTTCTTTAGTAGTTCCTACGACATTCTCAGGATTAGTCGGGAGACCCCTAAGCATGGACTCAATATAGTAATTCGCGTTGAGTGATCTACCTTCTTCCTTAAGAGCATCAATTGAGTTAGCCGTGTTCTTAGCAATCAAGGCTCTCTGTTGATCCCTAGCGCTTTGTAGTGATCTAGTGAGGTACTCTACTTCAGCACTTACAACACCGCCTGCCCTGTCCTGTGCAAGAGCAAGCTCCTGCTCGATAGAACCTGTATCGCCATTAGCTACCCAATTGTCAACCTTAAGAGCCTGATAAGTCCAAGCTTCAGCATCAGCCTTCCATGCGGAATTACTAGCGGTCTTGAGAGCTTTGTCCCAAGCAACAGCGCCTACCATATCCCTTACAGAGCTCTTACCGTCAAGAAAGTAAGGCTTCCAGTTCTCCAACTGCTGTAGGATATAGACACCATCTTCTCTACCTGCAATGTCCTCAAGAAGTCCAGAGACCATAGTTGCTTTATCTGCAGGGGAATAGTGGGCAAGCTTGGGGTTCTTTTCACCATCAAAGACATCGAGGATAGTGCCTACAACGTAGTTTGCATTCTTAGAGAGGTCATTAACAGCACCCCTAACATCCGCCAAATCAACAAGTTTAGCCTGTTCCACAGACCACTTGTTATTAGACTGAATGTTCTGCAATAGAATCTTCTGCCTACTTTCAGGACTATCTGCATAGAAACCCTTAGAGAACCAAGAGTCTTCATTAATGTCGTACCCAAAGGAGTCTCTAACATCCTCCATGGCCTTACGGACATGTTTGAAATACTCTGCGTCGACTTCTTCAGGTGACTTTCCGTTAAACTCGTTTCTGTTTACTCTATCTTGGAAATCCTGTTCTGCAAGACTAAAAGCCAACTTACCATGCTGGTACTTAAGTCTAGACATAGAGACAGGGTCATACTGGAAGGGAATGTTGTTGTTCTTAACATCCTCTTGGTACTCCTCAAGGGAGTGAGTACGGAGATACTCATCGGCTTGCTTAAAAGCCTTTTCCTTATAGGCGTCAGCTACAGTACCAATCTTTTTAAAACCTTCCGCAACAGTAGACAGCCAATCAACTTCTTCCTGAGGGGGCTTAAGGCGATCCTTAATGTTAACCTGAACACCCTTAGCTTCCCCTAGTTTAGCCATGTCCTGACTAAAGTAATTCCAATTATAAAACTCTTGCTTAGCAGAGGAAGCCCCTGCACTATTCTTATAAGCCATTAGTAAAAGTAACCTCCTCGTTCTCTAGGTAGTACATTAGAATTATAATAATTAGACCACTGTTGAATGAAGTCAACATAGGGCTTATACTGTTGGTAATTAGCCATTACGTTACCAAGAATGTTACCACCAGTATTGGATGCAATGGTCGCACTAGAGGACGCTCCGCTCATACCAGTAGAGGCAAGGGCACCTGCCCCACCAATACCTGCCAGTGCCCCTGAGGACAGACCCGTAGAAGCGGCAGTAGTAACTCCTCCAGCTACTGCACTATTAGCCGCAACACCATAAGAAGACAGGAAGCCTGCGCCTAGGGAAGTGTTAACAGCTCCTGCACCCCCAATACCTGCAGACGCCCCCAAAGCTCCAGTTGCGGTGGTTTCAGTTGCAAGAGTCGCAGTAGCCCCTCCAAGAGCACCACCAACGGCACTACCAATACCAGCAGTAGCGGCACCCAAAGCGGCACCCGTAGTAACACCTTGGAAGAGCTGTGCATACAGTTTAGAGCCCTTAATAAAGCTATTAGATAGGTTATCTCTAGCTTGCTCTACAGCGTTCTTAGTCTCAATGTAGAGAGCCTCCTTTTGAGACCTAACGTTCCACACATCAACCTCATAGGCTTCCTTTAGAGCAGTCTGCTGTCTAAGATTCGTACCTCTAATAACCTGCCCAAGTTTATCTTGAGTCCTCCCTTCCACACCCGATTCAGCCTGAGCCGCCTCAACTTGTGACTGGTTTTGGAAAGCGTTCACCGACATGTTGAAAAGGTTGCCTACAGCAGAGTCATAAAGGGATCGCTCTTGTCTATTCAGAGCGGCTTGATTGTAGTTGTAATTAAGTTGCATGTAATACATCTGCTTCTTAAAAGCCTTAATCTGATTTCGATTAGTCTTTGAAGCACTGTACAATGTACTACCACCACCAACTACTGCACCAACAGCGGCACCAACACCGATTACGACACCACTCATTCTTTAATCAATTCCTTTCTATTAGTTGTTAATAGCATCCACTCTGGAGTAAACTCTTTCTCACATTCCCTTAGGTCAACCTTATCAGTCCTAAAGCACATCGTAATGTGCGTGTCTTCAAGTGCCCTAAAGGCTTGCCTACGACCACTCTCAGCCTGAATGACGTTGTAACCCTTAAGCCTCCCTACAGTATTCCCTAGTGTAACATAGCAATCCCCACTAACAATTACAGTAGTAGGGATCTGGATGAAAGCTCCAATAATAGCTACATCCTTAGGGATAAAACAGGTTCTGTAATACACCCCTTCATAAACAAAGTGTTCAATGGGGATTTCAACTTCATTACAGACACAACTCTCCATAGCATGAATTGCGATGTCACAAAGCATGTTATTCTGCTCAGGAGTTAAGGGTTTCAACTTCATATGCTACTATTCCTTCTAATGTAAAGACCTTCCCAACCGCCTGAAATCAGGTTAATAGGTTGGACATTGTCGGAGCAGACAGTAATGACTACTTCATCATTATTGTCTTGAATTGGGAACTTAAACTTACCCGTGTAAACCTTGTTTGCCCCCAAGATAGTCGGAGATTCACCAAGGTTCCTACCAGTAAACCTATACTTAAAGTGCTTTTCCTTAAGGTCGTTATCAACCTTGCATTCAAATACACCAGAGTTACTATAGTTAAACCAGAAGTACCTAAGCTGTAGCCTACCTTCAATCTCGGAGATAACACCCCCAGTATCCGTATTCCTCTTAACGGCCTGCTTAGAGAGAGTCACGCAGAATTTGTAGGTAAGGCCCACAAACACCTCAACACCCCTCATGTCCCCTTGGAGTCTAAAGACACCATTGGAATCCCAGTCAGTAACCTCAGTAACGTAACCGTCTTTAGTGACAATGAAATACTTATGATCCTTAGTAGACGGGATAGCACCGTAGATGTCATTAAGAGACACCTCAGTGTAATCCTCATAGTCACTGTACTTGTTTGACTGAGGAATCGTGTACTTTTTCTTACGATCCATAAAGAGCCTAGTGGGCTCATCAGAGAAGTCAACGGCATTACCTGTCAGCAAGGCTTTCTCTAGATACAGACCATTCGGAGAGTTGATAAGAAGATAAACCTCTGAGTCAACAAACTCCGCTAGGAGAACCTCAGAATTCTTGTTTGCAAATTCCCACTTGAACCAAGCCTGCTGTTCACTAGTAGCGTTAACAAGAATAAATTTATAACAGTATACGATATTAGGGGTAGTAGAAGAGATAGCCGTAACTACGTTCTCCGTGGTGTTCCCAGAGAGTCTTGTGATGCCCTTAGGGATGTACGTAGGCACATGTGCGGCTACGTCTTCAGCATCCTTGAGGTCAGCTACGTCCTGCAAGGAGTAGTAGCGCATCATAGAACAGTAGTTTACTCGATCATTTACAAAGAAGATCGAAGGGCCAATAGAGATAGGCTGGACGTTCGTGTCATAGTCGAAGTTGGTGATTTGGTCACACTTGACACTCTTAGGAGTCATGACGCCATCACTAGACAAGACAAACTGACCTTCACGGGAGAACAACATAAGCTCTCTAGCAAAGGGAACAGCATGAGTCAGGATGGCAACCTTATTCGAGGAGACAGAAACGTCAATAGGGTCAGTGTCTGCAATAGCCGCAGAGGACTTAAACCAGAAATTAAAGAAGTCATTGGTTGCACTAAGGATAATGGACTCATCCGAGATTACCCCTAGGCGATTACGGTAGAAGAAGATGTCGTTGATCTTCCTGCCAATGAAAGATGGATCAGGGTTAGTGTCTTCATTACCCGCACCTCTATCAACCCATGGGAGCTTCTTAAGAAGAAAGCTTCCATCCTTCTGCCTGACAATAGCATGAGGCATATTCTTAGGGTTGATCGTAGTGGGAATCTTAGGTGCTACAGTTTCCTTCCACACCTTATGTTTGCCATCCCACTTTACATAAAAGTCATCATCTTCGGAATTCTTTTCCCCAGACACCTGCATGATGTAATCATCAGGTGCAATCGGAGGGAGCTTATTAACAGCCGTAACCTTACCAATGTAGGCAATAGCGTTCTGGTTACCAAAGCCATCCTTAACGAGGACATTAGGAGGATCCCAACTAGACTTAGACTGAATCGTAATAACAGAGTCACCGACTAGGCCTACGTTATAGGAACCCATGCTTGCACTAGACCTAGAGTAACCCATAGAAGCTCTACCGCCCACCTGATTCAATAGGTCATCATAGGTACCACCAATGTCAGGGTTACCCCCGTCAGGTTTCTTACCGGTTTTAAGAAGGGCATGCAATGCTCTTGCAATAAAGGCAGTAGTAGTCTGAACAGCCTGCTTAGCTTCACCACCATCAGGGGTAATAACGCCGCACATATACTTACCATCGACATAAATGGCGTAAGTTTTAGCATACTGGGCATTCTTGATGTACACTAGAGTAGTATCCTTTTTACCCGCTGGTGACTCTCCTTCTACAGCGTCTACCTCCTTCTCAGTGTTCAAGACAAAGGTGTAGTCAGCAACAGTAACTGCCTTTAGTTTGTCCCTAGGGTCACTAGTGGTGATGTACTCTTTGGACTCGTCATCTTCAAACTTGCAAGTCTTAGGCACACCATTAAGATCAAAAATCTGGTATTCCCCAGACCCCATCTGGAGAATGTACTTTTCCTGTTCGTCTCTATTGATTACATGATACTTCTTCTTTGTAGCATCAACACGGTCAGACAAACGCTTGATTGCAAGAGTCGGAGGTCTCTTTTGGAGACCCTCAACTTCATTAGGGAACCCGTTGATAAGCTCAGTTACCTGATCGGGGAATCTGATGATGTCAGGTTGTTGAGAGACACCACCTTTGAATGAGTGAATACTTTGAGATACTAGAGGCATGTTTAGCTCCTCTGAGTCTGTTGGCTAATGAACTGGTCATCATTGAGGATGTTGTAATTACCATCCGTCAGTTCATAGTCTACAATGTCTGCATAAGCCGCACTCTCTTCCAATTGAAGATGTGCATCAATATCAGCAGAGGTAAGGTACCTCATCTGAAAGACTCTACTGGCTCTAACAGTAATATACTTTCTGAAGACCTGAGGAAGCTCCTCAAAAGGAAGCTCCTTGACAAGTTCATCCAGAGTGATGCCTTCAGGGAACTCTAGAGCCCCTGAATCAAGATCATAAAAATAGCCTCCTCTGCTTACGAACTTATAGCTAGTAGAGACAGCCCTAAGGAAGTCTCTACCGTAAGCAACTTTGTTAGTAAAAGAGTCAGGCTTCAAGGTAACACTGGTGAGAGTGTTAAAGCTGTAACCCCTAGACTGGATCTCTTGACTGACAGCCTTAAGGATTCTTACAGCATTCAGAACATCCACATTAGCATCATCCTCAAGAGAATTAACAGGACTAGAGCCTACGGATGACAAAATTTCATTCACTGCATCAAGTTCAGTGCTAGGAGTGACAATCATTATTCTTCCTTGTTGTTATTCTTTTCGACGGTTCTTCGAGGCTTAACAGGCTTTGCAGTTGCACTAAGGAGACCCAGTTTCTGAGCCTCCTCGGGGGTAAGCTGATACCCCCACTTGTGCACCTGACAGAAGTAAGTAGTCTCGTAAGCCTTCTTTACTTCTTCAATGGTCATCTATTATTCTTCCTGAGCGGTCTTAACAAAGATACCAACGGCTTCAGGACGAAGACCGCCGTGACCCATAGCGTACTTGGCAATGATCTGGTCAGCCTGATATTCAGCACGGCGAGCACGCTCCATAGCAAGATCCTTCAGCTTAACCGTACCAACAGCGGAGCGGTGGAACACGATACCCTGAAGACCCGCAGTCTTGATCTTTTCATTAAGAGCATGCTTGCCATCAATGCCGTCATTCAGAAGATGCGGAACTTCAATGACTTCAAAGCCGCAAATCGTCTGGAGCTTGCCCGTGTTCGGGTCAAAGAGAGCGTGGTAGTTAGCGGCATCGGGCATGAGAGCCTTCATCACAGCAGAGTAGCCTTCAGGCGTAAGAAGACAATAGCGGTCACCCTGCGGGACGTAGTTCTTCGTCATCTTAGCACGAGCCGCAAGGAGACCCTCAAGGATCTTATTGCCATACGTTGCTTCCTGCGTGATGTCAAGACCCGTAACGAACTCAAAGGCCTTACCCGTACCGAGAACCTTGTCAGCGCCCGTACCATTGTCGGGAATATTACCGTCCTTGAACGTAGCGTCCTTAGCGGCCTCATTGGCAAGTTCATTGATAATGGCACAGTCAGCACCCATAGCGAGAGCTTCGCCGAGCTGACGGGAATACTCGACTCGAACGTCATAATGGTTCATCGCATCGTCGATATCCGTGATAAGGCAGTCAGCCGTAAGGAGACCGTCGATAGCAATGACACGTTCGTTATGTTCCATCTTCTTACGCTGGTCATCAAGGGAGCTACCCGGAGCAAGATACTTAGCACGGGTACGGCCCATCACAGCGAACGAGGCACTCTTACCGTGCGAGATCGTTCGAACCTGATGACGAGACATCATAACGGAGGTGCGGGAGAAAGCAGTCAGAACTTCACCCGTGAAGACCTTCATAAAGAGTGCATCACGATCGCCCGCAGAGAGAACCTGACCAGGATTAGAAATATCAGTAGCAGCAAGAGCAGCCATTTTTAATTATTTTCCTTTTGAAAAATTATAAGATTGTTGTTGAATAAAATTAGACGCTAGTAGCCCACATTCTCTGTTCGACCTGTCGGGTGTATTCAGGATCCCTGCCATAGCGCTTATCGCTCATAGCCTCGATCACTTCAGATTTGTTTGCAAACCCCTTAGGACGATTCACAGGAGTGGCCGTACCACCATGAATAGACTTATTAGCGGTACCCATCTTGGAAACCATCTTAGACTTCATGCCTTCAAGCATGAGTGAGACAGCTTCAAGATTATTGTTGTCGATTGCCCTGTTAAAGGAGTCAATCGTCTTCTGAGGGAGATTCTTGGATGCCCAATCGACAATACGATTGTACTCCTTAGTACCCCCTACGGAATCATAAACAGCTTCAGTGAAGCGAGATTCAAGAGCCTTTCGACTCTCAATGAAACCCTCGATAACCTCAGAAGGATAACCTGCCTTCTCAAGTTCAGCAACAGTTTCATCAGAGAGCTTACCATTCTCCTGATATTCTCGGACAGCCTTATTGAAGTCAACACCCTTTTCCTTAAGGGAGGTCTTCACGGCATCAATAGCCTTTTCGTGCTTGTCTACTTCTTCCTGAAGATTCTCTTGATCTTCATTTCGATCATGAACAGCCACATCATCAGCGTGGCCTTCAGTTCCATTAGCTTGTTCTTCATTATGTTCTTCCCCCGACTTTTCGTTCTGAAGAAGGGGGTCTCCAATATCAGGGTCAACCTCAACCTGAGTCGTAGAAGACTCCATGATCTCGATGCCCTGTGCTTCAGCCTCCTCAGTGAGGGACTGAGGTTCATTAAAGTCAGTCATTAGTTATCCTTTAGTTATTCAGGTGCCTGCTGTGCTAGTGTCCTAGCTGTGCTAGTGTCCTAGCTGTGCTAGTGTCCTAGCTGTGCTTCATTGACAGCCATCTGTGCACCTGCGTCAATACCCTGTTGCTGGGCATACTGTTCCATAGCGGCCTGTTGTTCTGCCTGAAGTTCTTCAGGAGTCTTAACTAGACCCGTAGCGTCAATATGAGCCGCCGCAAAGATCCTAGTAGCAAGATTGCCGACATTAAGAGCCTGCATAAACTCAGGGAACTGTTGCATCAACTGCAAAGCCTGAGCTAGATTATTAAGATCCTGCCCTCGACCAAGGGCATCAATACCCGTGATGATGGTAGGTTCAATCTCTGCAATGCTCTCGTCAACCACAGGGAGCAAACCCTGAGATTGCATCTGATTGTAGACACAGGCAACAAGAGGAAGCTGTAGCTCCTGAGACAGGAGAGAATAGACACCACCTAGGGTATCCTCTAGCTCACCCGCAACGTACCTAATCTCTTCTGCGGTAACTCTGTCTCTACCCACAGCACCACTCTGGACTGCAGAGTTCAAGAGGAACGCATAAGACAAACGAGACTCAATCTGTTGAGCAGTAGTGAGTACCGTCTGCATGTCCATGCTCTTATTAAGTTGCATGGGAACAACGTCCTCCATACGACCCCTAACAAAAGCACCGTTCGCCGCCTTAGCCAAAGCCCTGATGTTGGTCTGACAAGCAGGAGAGACGAGGTAGAGAACCTTAGAGGCAATCATAGAGATATCCACAATGCTCTTAGAAAGGTTCTCAAGAGAGACAAGGTCGCCTAGGTAATCCTCAACAAAGGATCTACCGTAGTGCTCGCCGTCCTTCTTGTTGAATCTAAGAGGAATCCAAGGACTCTTGTTTGCAGGATAAGTCTGCTCACTGCCTGCGACAGGCTCACCTTCAATCTCCTGATAGGATTCCCACTGATAGGTGTCACCACTAGCTACTCGGTAAATGTGAGTATAGATGTCGACCTTTTCGTTGATAGTCGGTTCACCAGAATCTGGGAGAACAGACTGCATTGAATCAGGAAGACTACCACGGGAAACAGTGTCCTTAGCAACAATCTGAAGGACATTGCCAATAGTGTCTCTCTGAACAGTGTACTCACGAAGAGTGTAGCACCTCATACCACCTTCAGCAGGAGGTAGGAACAGAAGTGCATTGCCTGCAATGATAAGTTGCTTAATAGCTTCAAACAGAGTCGGTCTAAGAGACTGAGACTCCATATACTTAATCATCTGTTGTTCCATCATGGACAAACCGTATTCGATATTGTCCTTCAGCTGGTCATCAGCAGACTCATTAAGAGCTACCGTAGACTCCGAGTCCAACCCCAGTCTAAAGAAAGGTTGATTAGGAGGCAACAGAGAAAGAAGAAGTTTAGAGGCAAGATTATTAAGACCCCTAGCACCCACAGAATTGTAAGGAGTGGAATAGTTAGTACCACCATCATCAGACTCCTTAGGAAAGAGCATAGGGATCGTATAGGTCGCACACTTTTCTGCTCTCTGAGTGTATGGGTCTCTGTCTGTCGTGAGTTTGTCATAGGTAGTCTTAGCTCCTTCAAGAGGGATATTGCCTGCCTGATGTTCAGCACTAGCCATACCACATATCCCTCATGTTAGACAAGGTTACGGCCTGCACCTGCAGACACCTCAGCATTCCCAGCCTTCTTGATTCTAAGTCCCTTCTTGCCCTTACGGAGCTGAACCTTTTCGGTTTCTTCCTTCTTCTCAGCTTCACCCTCAGGGTTCGTAAGCTCAAGCTCAGGAGCAGGCATAGGTGCCTCAGGGGCACCACCACCACCTCGGTAAGCACCGAAGGTAGAGATCTTGGCAACCTTCTTAAAAGCCTTCTTAATGGAACCAAATCCCATTATTAAATTTCCTTGTAAAAAGTTTTGTATGAAGAGTAACCCAAGTGTTTCTCAAAAGTATTTTCCAACATCTTGTTGTTGAGCGTATTAGCATTAGAGAAGGCTAGGAGTTTTACGTCAATACCTGCTCTCTTTTCAAGCACATAAGCCATTGCTCTAGACAAACCCAAACCCTTTTGGAAAGCTACAGAACACTCTTCATTTAGAAAAGTTACTCCCTCAGGTGCATACCAAGGTCTCCCCCTAGACACTAGGGATGCACCCGAGAGAGCATTTTCTTTGTTATAGAAAACAAGGATGATGAAGTCTTCAAATTCACCACTAATGACACCCTTAAGAAACCTACGTACTACACGTACATCAGCATATTTCTTAATGAAAGGGAGGGAGTCAGGGTCATCTTTGATGATCTTTGCACCCTTGTCGATGATCTGCTCTAGGATGTCTCCATCATTAGGTTGTAAGACACCAATCCTAGATACGTTACTTAGGGACGTTAGTCCCTCTTCCAGAACCCACATAGTCAATCCTAAGAGCCTTCTTGCCCTTGTTCTTCTTGTGTTCTGCAGTTTCTTCAGCACCCATTTCAGGAGCCTCAGGTTCGAGCACAGGTTGCTCAATGGCAGGAGCCTGAACCTTAACATCGGGAACCTTAGGTTTACTAAAGAGTCCACCCATTAATTATCTCCATTCTGTTTATCGTGTTTATGTCTAAGGTAGGTAACAACCTGTTGAATACCTAGAAGAGTCTCATTACTCTTTTCATACCAAATCATCTTTCGAATGTCAAAGACATCCTCAAGTTTCTCAATGAGATCCTTAGGAACATAAGGAAACTCTTCTTCCTCAACAACGTTGTTTTCTTCTACTTCTTTGTTCATGTCTTCCTCCTACCTAGGACTATTGATTTAATTAAAAATAGCCCTAGGGGTATTAGTATTGATTAAAAGGGATTGTACTTCTTAGGTAGACCCTCAGATTCACTTAAAGGGTAATCTTCATAGTGCAAGATTCTAGCCATTGTTGCCTCTCTAATGGCATCCTCTTCAGTAAGACCCTGAGACTTAAAGGCTTTCAAAACCTCAGGCCACCATTCAGAATCAGGGTGTCCATTAAGGAGCTTATTGGCTTTCACAGGGCCATAAGTGGGACATCCCTTATAGCCGTCTGTAACGTCCCCTACTAGGGTCTGGTAGCACAGCCATCTCTTGGAGTCCTTCTCAGTGATGTTATGCAAGACATCATTACCGAAATCATAGAAGTAACCGGGGATTGTCTTGAAATCCTTGTCCATAGACACTGCGACACAAATATCTTTATAGACAGGGCTAGTGCAGTAGATACCCACAACATCATCAGCTTCAAGATACTTGACTGTATAAGAAGTGTAGGTTTCTTTAATCTTGTCTGCAAGACCCTTGTAGCAACAAGGTTTACGATTAGATCGCCTATTGGACTTATAGTCAGGATTGTAGGCTTTCCTAAAGTTATCCTCATCGGAGAAACAGAATACATAGGTAATCTCCTCACCAATAAAATGCTTAGCCAGTTTCTCATCAATAGCAATAAGCATGTCGGTAAAGTAATCCCATGCGTCATCTACTTCGGCATGACAAGTCCAAAGACCATCACCCCAGTCGATATCCTTCTGGACAGCAGAGGATGCCTTAAAGGCTATAATATCACCGTCTACAAAAGCATATCTCATTATTCACAAGCCTTAAGAATAGCATACGCCTTACAAGTGAGCTTCCAATAATTAGTGGCCTCACTATAGTAATTAAGGCAAGTAATGTGGCCCCTAGAGGCCGCCTCGGCAATCAGCTTTGCATTCTCACGACAGAAGTCCGCCTGAAACTTCGGATTGTTCTGGTCAATATACTTAAGAAAACTAAGATACTTATTCATTTTCTTTCTGAGGTCCCTCATAGTAAACACTCTCTTCTCCCCAATCAACTTCATAACCAAGACGTTCAAGAATCTCATAAAAGATTTCTTTGTCAGTCCAGTCTTCATAGAGTTTACAGGGATTTGGAATGTGCTTAAAAAGCAGTTTACCGTTCAATCGAACTTCGGCACCACCTGCGAACCCATAAACGGGATCCGTCTTATAGAGCCACTTAATGTCAACAACACTCTTTTTGGGGTTCTTACACAAAGCCATTACCTCCTTAGGTTCATGCTTCTTAAGAACCTTTTCAATCTCTTCGACGGTCATAGGTCTACGAATCATAGCTACTCCTTAGTGACAAGAATACCAGTTGGTACCAATCTTACCTTCGGTGTCCAACTGACAGTTAAAATTAAAGAACTTCTGAGTCTGCCTCATGGATTCCTGTGCAATCCTTACGCAGTCCTCTGCGATTTCCTTTGTGCGACAGGCTACCTGAACCTCATCCTTACCGTTTCCCATATTGCTACGGGTGTCGGACTATCTCTTTACAGCCTATTGGTATTAGCTGTAGTAGGCATTTCGAGACTAGGGGAATCTCACCCCTAGCCCCTACGGTATATACCTAGTCTCTACACTTCCATTCTCGAATCCACTTACAAGCAGAGGAAAACGAGACACCAAAGACTTCTCCTAGCTTAGTACCTGTACACTTATAAAGTTTCCAATACTCCTTAGCTTTAGCCTTTCTATCGGCATATCTAGTAGAGTTATGTTCGACTTTATGGTCTACGACCTTAACTAGCTCAAGATGACTAAGGTTACAACAGGCACTATTATGACACTTGTGATGAATCTCATAGCCTTCAGGGACTTCACCGTTAGCTTCTTCCCATACAAGTCTGTGAGCCATAATCAAGGGCTTTCTACCTTTACCCTTATACCTGTGATCTCTAATCCTTAGATAACCATCATGATTCAGTCTATGTGATGTGGAGACTATGCAACCGTTTTGATCCTGAATCAAGACCATAGGTTTACCACGCATAGTTCCTCCAATGTTTAGCTCGGGATTGCCCACGTGGGGTTCCCCCGAATTAACCTACTTTAATGTGCACAATGTAGTTTATGCACCCATGCCATCATGGCAAAATCACCGTCCCAACCGTGCTTGTACCCAGCTTTACGCATGTTCTCCTCAACAAGGCATACCCATTTCTTGCAGATAAGGGCACCTGCAGATTGCAACAGGGTATTCAGAGCCGAGTGAGGGCTTCGAACATAAACAACGCGACGATCAAGCCCAAGAATACTGTGAGTAATACTAAGATTACTGTTATCAGGGTGAGCACGTTTCCTCCAAGTTACCTTATTGACACCTCCGACCCATTCAGAGGATGTAATGAGAGTCCTTTCAATATCTGAGCATAGCTCCTTATAGGCAGGTACTGCATTAAAGAACCTCTCCTTAAGAGCCTTACCGTCCTTTGCAGTGCCGTTGATGACTTCTCCGAGCTTACCGTCGCCACCACCGTACATCATGCAGTAGATCATAGTCTTCGCTTGATCTCTTGTAGGCAACCCTGCCATCTTCTGATTATGGGTATGAATGTCACCATTCAAGATCTCATTTACGTATTCCCCATGGTCATAAGGGTAGAGAAAATGAGCAAAGCACCTAAGCTCAAGACCTGAAGCGTCGATGCCCGCCTCATACCATCCAGTAGGGACTCTAAAAAGAGACCTACATTCCTCCCCATAGGGAGAGCGTCCTGCAGGTACCTGTGCAACATTAGGATAAGCATGAGTTGCACGACCAGTGACAGCCCCATTAGGATTAACAGAACCGTGAATGCGAGTGTAACCATCAGGATCCTCCTTCATCAACTTTAGCCACGCATTGTCACCTTCAGCAAGCTGTGCAATACGCTTGTTAATAAGCAAATACTCCAAGATGTCCTCAGTAATGTCAATACCCTTAGCAGTCTTCAGAGTCTCTTCGTCAACCTTAGGGGCACCCGTAGGAGTCATTTCGGTAGGCTCCCAGCCTCGATCCATGAGAACCTTGGCAATGTGTTGGCGACTATTTGGGTTAAAGGTAACCTCTTCATACTGAGGGTAAGGGACACCTGCCTTAATGCCACGCTTAGCGTTATCTCGCTTGTAGATCTTGTCTCCCTTATAGACAGTCCAAGATCCACCTTTTGAAACAAGGTTCTCATAAAGAACCTGTCGCTTACCTGACAATTCGGAATAGAGTTTGACTGCTTGATCTTTATCAAAGACAAACCCATTGCGTTCTTGCTTAGCCATCACCCAAGCAATGTCATGCTCAAGCTGAATAGCCTTCAGGGGATACCCCTTAGACATCAGCTTATTGAAGAGCTTAAGGGTAACCACAACGTCCTGCTTGTTGTACTCATACATCTCAGGAGTGAACTTGTCCCATGCGTCCTCATGTTCGCCATAGGTGCCCTTCAGTTCACCCATACGATAACCATAAGCCTTCAGGCTGTGGGAACCATAGAGAGCCTTAGGGAGCTTTCCAGAACGCATAAGGCCAACGTCGGTGTCCTTGATGTTCGAATAGATCAGACGAGCAAGCACAAGAGTGTCAAGCACACAGTCACGGGGATCGAAAGAAAAGCCATCACCTACCAACTTTTTAAGGCACGGGATATCGAAGCGTATGCCGTTATGAAAGACGATATTATAATCATGACGACCATACCAGTCAATTGCGTTCCAGTAATCCTTTAGATCCGTGTACCCAGTGTACTTATCAGTATAAGAGTCATAGATCCACCCACACCAGAACTTGGTGGTTGTATCCAACAGACCATTGGTTTCAATGTCTGTAATAACGAATTTGTCTTTAATTGTCAGCATTTTCTATTCCTTAAATAGCTTTGCTTATTTCTTAAATAGCTTTGTTAAAACTCAGATTCAAAGGGGCAATCTTCAGACCCCTGTGGGCAATCCTTGAGTCTCCCTGTTTCAGGGTCATACTCAAGGTAACCACTTACACCAGTCAGGCCGCAAAAGCGATTCTTTAACACGCGAAGAGTCAACACATTGGGATTATCGCCCTGTTGATTTCTCTCAAGGCCAATCACCATGTCAGAGAGCTGTGCAATAGCTCCAGAGCCTCTAAGTTGGCTAAGGGATACCTGCGCCCCCTCTTCGTGTCCCTTCTTCTCAGGACGCTTAAGGTGAGACACTACGAACATGGTAGCTCCAGTCTCTTCCACAAGGGAACGAAGGTTTGTCATGAGCTTGTCAATAGCTTTACGTTCACCGCCATCCTCATCGGCATCCATGCCAGAGACCACAATGGAGATATGGTCAAGGAATATACGCTTGCATCCAAGGGACACAATCATATACCTAAGCTTACTAAGCAAATTACCTGAATCAAGTGAGCCAAAATGGTCGTATAGGAAAAATTTTCCATTCCCAATTGTTTCATTAAAAGCTCTGCCTCGTTCATCTTCATCTGCACCCTCAGGGTCGAGTATGAGTCGCTTATTGAGATGAATCGACATGAGTTCCAACCCAGTTTTTCGAGTAGATTCTTCAAGAGCAACAATTCCGCAAAGTTCTCCCCGCTGAACACCAAAGTAGTATTCGAGTTCTCTGAGGATTGTGGATTTACCCATTCCACTACCACTTGTGAAGACATACAGTTCGCCATGTCTAACTCCTTTAGTTTTGTTCTGAAGTGCAACCCAGGGGTACTCTACAGAATCCTTGAGGTCATCAATGTCAGTTACGCACTTCTCATAGAGGTCTGTACCTGAAACGATTCCGTCGGGTCTATATGGCTTGGCATTCCATACAGCTTGAAGAACCTCAGGACCCTTGCCTTCACTAAGGCATTCATTAGGATCCTTACAAGGAAGATTAGCAATATATGCCTTACCTGCAGGCAGTATCTTTGCACACTCTTCACTTGCTTTTCTACCCGGATCATCCATGTCAAACATCAGGATGACTTCTTCGAAATTTCCTAAATACTCAAGGTTGGCCTCAATAGCCTTCTTTGCCCCTTGTGCCCCATTGGGGATACTCACAACAGGCCACTTATTACCCTGAAGTTGGCTCACAGTAAGACAATCAATCTCACCTTCAGTAATGACGATCTTCTTACCACTAGCCCACAATTGGGAACCATAAAGCCTATTAGAGATACTCCCAAGGACAGCAAAGGACTTATCGGGGAACCTGAGCTTCTGACCCACAAGGTTCCCCGAATCGTCGTAGTAGCACGCTACTTGGCAAGGCTTCCCTTTGTAAAGGGTAGAAAAATACTTGAATTTAGAACAAGTATCTTTACTAATACAACGCTTAGTAAGGGAAACCTCTTCAAGTTCTCCGAGAGGAATACAATCCTTAGACACTCTAACCCCCTCACTCTTCACAGACCCATCAGGTCTAAAATAAGTATTACAAGAATAACAAAACCTATGGCCATCACTAAAGACGCCACAGGCGTCAGAGGAGCCACACTTAGGACAAGGTTCATGATAAAGGAATGTACTCTCTTTATTCATCTTTTATCGACCTAGTTTACAACGAAGGCTCTTCCAACCGTACAGGTTTTTATGGTACCGCATGTCTCCTGCCCAAATACAGGGGTGCTCCATGGGTGACATATGGCCTGCATCGAGAAGCCTTCGTGCCAGCTTCTTGTCCTTGTGTTCGTCAGGACAAGAGCCGTCATGGTTGTTATAAGACACTCTAGCACAGCGTGCAGAGGAGATCAGCATTAGATCCTCAATGAGGACTTCAGAGGAACTAAACGAGTTCATACAGTGACTGTCGACTTCCTCTTGGGTGATAAAGGGAAGACTAACGTACTTCCCACAAATACGGTAGACACTAATGATCTTATTGCCTACCTTGTCCATCTCACCCTTAATAGCCCTTGCAAGATCCTGCATCTCAGGCTGTGCATCACTGGCAAGCCTAAGATTAAGGAAGTTATCCCAATCAGTAGCAGTCACAATCACGTTAATGTACTGGAAGGGCTCAAGGATTCGGTTAATGTGTTGCTTATGGATACCGAGCTTTTCCATACACTTGGCAGTTTCCACGGCGTTACGGGCCGCGTCAAGCCAAAGATTATAGAAGTCTGTAGCTACATCAATAGGAGCCTCTACATCCCCTACCATACCCGCTTTATTCATGTAGACCTTAGTCGGGACTACAGGCTTGCTATCAACCTGTTCAATAACCTTATTCACAGGGATAGCACGAGAGCTACTAGCATTGCGACTGAAGCAATTATGAACCGTAATACCGTTTGCCAAGAAGTTATGGTAATCAGAGGAAACCGAAATATCGAAAACCTCTTCTTCACCAACGTATTCAATCGAATCAACCTCAACAGCCGTGAGGTTGCACTGACTAGCACCTTGCCAGCCTTGCTTGCTATGCCTGATCTTATGACAATCCTTGCAAAGAGCTACCACATTATCAATGTCAAAAGCAAGGTCAGGGTTTTCATGCCTAGGAATCACATGGTGAATCTCTAAAGGCTTATCCTCAGCACCACAGTCGGCACATCGGAACCCCTGCCTTTCAGACACTTCAGACTTAACCTCTGCATTCCAACGAGAAACCCATTTTCCATTAATCTTCTTGTAAGGGTCAAAATAAGGTTCCGTGTATTTCTTACGAGTGTTGCAATACACCTTATCTCTACCTACAGCAATGTCTTGCAACTCCTTCCAACCACTATCAGTAAGAATTAGATGGTCTGCGGTGCAAGTGACGGAGAAGTCTCCTGCTGTAATCTTGTACACAGGCTTAACTCCAACCTTCCAACAATCAGTAACTGTCGTGTGAGTAACTTCCATCGTAGACTCATCCACAGAACGAAGCCTCATCTTGTTCAAACGACCTTTCATGTCATATCGACGGACTCCACCCCATCGAGTAGCATGAGGGGAACTTCCATTTTCCCACTTATCCCAAAAATCCCCAAGAGTCATTTGATAGGCTTTGCACTTACTGCCTTTGCTACCACTAGGGAGATCGAAAGTCAGCACCGTATCTGCAGTGAGACAACGATGAGTCATGAATTCACTATGGATCATCCTAGGATACCTAAGGACGAACGTGTAGAGATTATCCTGATGGCAGATGCAAAGGGCTTCGCTTTCCCCAACTTTAGTAGTCATTATCTTCCTCATCATAGTCGTCGTCTTCATCCTCATCGTCTTCATCATCAAGGGACTCAAGATATTCCTGATACTCGTCTTCCCAACGAGCTTCCCAATCAGATTCCATGCGATCAAGTTCCTTCTGAGTCTGCATAATAGCCTCTCTTTTAAAAAATAAAATGTGGTGCCCTAGGGGGGACTCGAACCCCCACGCCTTTCGGCCCAGCATTCTAAGCGCCGTGCGTCTACCATTCCGCCACCAGGGCCTGTGGGGTAACCGTTGCCCCATCGGATCTATTTCGGTAGACATCCTAGTCGGGAGCTGCCCGACCTACTAAGAGCTGTAGGACTTCCTCACTTCTCTTATAGTGAGAGGAGTACAATCAAACAGCGTATTTGGTACAACGTGGAGGAATCGAACCTCTTGGCTCCTTCCCGATGTTTTATGCCGATAGTTTAGAAGACTATTTCGGGGGCACGTTGTGGATATTGATTATTGCTTCAAGTCGTCTATTGGTGTCTCTGAGTATCTTAACACCTTCCCCGTGTAGTTCTGCACCTTCTGACAGTAGGTTTCTACACTGGATGATTGACTCTGCATAAGCTCTATCGGTATGTTGCATGATGGCTTTGTTTCCTGCATTGATGTTGTACTGCAGGCGGTTAACCCGCTTATCAATAGCAGATTGCACAGCATCAGCGGTAGCCATGTCTTTAAGAAGTAAGTTAATCGTTGCATCCTTTCTTTCCTGTAGGGTCTTTAGTTCCGTTAAGTGAGTCCGTTGCTCCTCTAGGAGAATCTCTTGATTTCTTTTTTCCTCAATAGATTCACCTAGAGCCAGTCCAAGAATGAACGCAAGGATAACCATAAGAGATTTCACGTACTGCATACTCTCTCCCTAGGAGTATTGATTTTATTCAATGCGGACAACATCCCCTTCTTCAGGGTCTCCGTTAAAGTCCTTAAAGACACTCTTAGAGAAGACTACCTTACTCCAGAACGCCTCAGTATCTTCATACCGAGCAAACTTAGCACCCTTATACCATCCCTTAACATCAAAACAAGGACAGTCTTTGTTGACGCCTGCAAAATCTCTGTGGCCAAGTACAGTGACTTCATCTTTATAGTAACCTCTGAGATAGTCCAGCAGACACTTAAGAGACTCCTTCTGCTCCTCTGTAAAGTTATCTACGGACTTGCCCTTAGAATCCACACCACCAATGAGGCAGATACCAACGGAGCAGTTGTTGTAACCCTTTACGTGGGAACCGATGGCCTCTAGGGGCCTACCTCTCTGGATGGTGCCGTCAGTACGAATTACAAAGTGGTAACCAATACCCAACCACCCCTGCTGTCTGTGCATCTGATCAATGGTTTTCCACGTAAAAGAAGGCACATTCTGAGTGGCAGAGCAGTGAACGACAAGATATTTAGTAGTCTCTCTATTCTTATAAGAGACAAAAGATTTATGCTCCTCAATCGTCGGAGCCTTGAAAGAAACCATATTTTAATTAACCTTTATTAATAAGAATCCCATCAGGGATTACCTTGGGATCCTCTTTAATCCATTCAATGGGGATTGTTTTGTCTGAATACTTGATCCCATTCTTTTCACAAAAGGAAGCATAAGTTGTTTTGCTTCCTTTGTAAATAGGGGTTTTGGATCTACTAAAGACAAAGCGAATGTCCAACTCGGGGTGTTGAGCCTTAATTAAAATATGTTTCTTCCTATCTTCAGAATCCCATACACCTTTAGTTTCTATGAGAATCCCATTAGGCAAGACGAAGTCAGGAGTATATTTGTGCTTACTTTCGGGCACAATATACTCCAGATACTTCTCCTCATAATGAGGCTCAATGCCGAAGGCCCTGAGGGAGTCTGAGACTTTCTCCTCAAGGCCACTTCGGTAAGTTCCCCTGTTGTGCACCCTCTTTTTACTATAGGCCGCACTACGGGTAGTCATTTATTACTCTTCATGCTCCTTAAGCAGGTTGCTACGAGAAGGGAGCATAACCTTACATTCTTCAGAAAACTCATTGCTATGGATGTCATATACACAACTATGACCATTGACACGAATGAAGTAGTCATCATCCTTATGACTCAGAATTTGACCAACCAGTAGGTCGGGGCGACAGAAGCACTCTGAGGCTTCAAAATCACCCTTAAACATGACAAGGACGCAGGCACCATCAACACCACTAAGATCCTTGCTAAAGAATTCCTCGAGCCTGTAAGGCTTATCGTACTCGACACCTTCTTTGTCTTCAAAGATAAGATCCTCAACATTGACATCGAACGTAAACGAGTAGGGCATCACTTCATAGATGAACCTAGCGTCATAGTAGGCGGTGTTGCTCTTGAAGTGTCGCTTGTCACCAGAGATGGAGCAATAGAAGCCTCTTGGTGCCTTACCTTCCTTTTCAATGTACCAGTTGTAATGCTCAATTGCGGACTCAAGAGCCTTTTCAAGGCCTTCGTCAGTAAGGAGGAGGCCAAGCCCCTCACGCAGTTTATGGCCGAAAGTAAACTTAGTCATTTAGAAATCTCCGGGAACGTCGTCGTCAACATCTTCAAAGCTCTTATAGGAATCCTCGTGCTCCTCGCCGGTATAGCCTTCTTCTTCTTCAAAGCCATAAGAGGACGCAGAGGAATCACCGAACTCATTCAGAGAGATAACCTGAACTGCGAGAAGTCGCAGGGAAAGCCCACAGGTACGCGTAGAGGGCATGTAATACGGGTTGGCACTGAAGCACACCTTGATGACACTGTCTCGACCAATGTTGACATCAAGGGGCTTACCCTTAGAGTCAAACTGGCGGATCTTGACGGTAATCTTGGAACCATCCTTCTTCGTAATGACCGCCTTCTGCTTAAACTTCATCACAATGCGGCCTTCTTCATCCTTTTCATAGATGTCCTGAGTCACCACCTTGCGGCCCTTTGCAATGGCCTGCTTGACGTTGTCGTCATTCTCATAGAAGTCCTCAAGGACTGCCTCGAGCTTAGACACGAGGGCGTTAGTCTTCTCATCATCTTCCATGACAAGATTGACTTTGTAGTCACCCTCGGGATTGAACTTAGTATCCGGGGTCTTGAGAGCGGGATACTGTGCGAGACCCTTGGGGGTAGTGAAACGGTTGTTGTTGATAGACATTTAATTACTTCCTTGTTTGTTGCTAGCAAGCTAGCTGTTTAACCTAGGGAGACTTGGTTACTCTCCCTAGGAGGATTGATTTTATTAGTTGGGGTTTGTTTAACCTAGGGAGGCTTTGTTACTCTCCCTAGGAGTATGGATTTTATTAGCTGGGGTTAGCTAAAGGCGTACATGGACTCCTTGACTCGCTCAAGATCAAGATTTCCCTTTGCGGGAATCTTAGGGAGCTTGTCGACCATCTTAGGGGACAAAAGGTTTTCAATGTGGTCATGAAGATCCTGCAGAACATCGTTGTTGCTGTAGGTGTCTACAAACACTTCTCTAACAGTCGTGAACATGATGTCACCATGCCCCGCAGGAGCACCATAGGAGTCATGAATCATCGCAAAGGACTTAACCCCCTTGTCGACACAAGAGCACACCGTAAGCATCAAGTGGGACGCATCCATGCTATGAACATAGTTGGGTGCAATACCCTGCTTCTGCTTTCGAGTGTCAATATCGGGGGTGCTTTCGTACACCACGGGGTTGATAGAGGCACCTTCCTCGATCTGACTGTCTTCCTTGAACGGCTCCTTGACTCGAATAGTCCCAGTAGTGAAAGTCCTGAGTTGCTTGAGCACAACCTTGTTGTACTTCTGTTTTACAGGGAATCCAGCAGGGGTAATCCAATAGGTAGGCAGGGATTGGCCGTTAATGTCCTTGTCCTGAGCGAGGAGACCACTTGCAACCTGTAGCCAACCCATTGCCTCCACAGCTTTCACAACGACACCCTGCAGGGCTTCCCAAATCAGTCCAGCCATGTACCTAGCGGACTGGCTAGGACGACTGAAGGCTGTGGGATTCTTTGCGAGAGCAGGGTAAATAGTATCTTCCAAAACCTGTTCAGCAAAACCAAATTTACTAGAGCCATAGCAAAGGGTCATGGTGCTTCGCTTAGTCACCTTACGGGTAACGCCGTGCTTGAGCCATTCCGTGGCCATGCTACGGGTACCCTTCTTAAGGTAATCGTCACCGTCCTCAGTTTTAGCCATAGTGTCATCGGTGCCGTTGTCATAGCCCTTTTTGAGGAGTTCAGTGACCTTGGTAGCAACGATGCCATAGATGTCGTGCACCTTGTCGTCAGGCATGAGGTTGACGGCTTCTCCACCAACTTCATCCCGAAGCATCGCAGAGAAATGCTGTAAGCCAGAGCAGGAGCCATCGAAGGCAATCGGGAGGTGAGACACATACGAGTCACCCTTATCCAGATAGTCCGCCCACTCAAAACAGAACGCAAGGAATTCCCAAGGGGAATCCGTCTCAGTCCATCGGAGATCCTGCAAGGGATCCTTGGCAATCGACAGGATCATTTCGGTGTTGCTATAGACCCATGCAATACGCTCTTCAAAGGGTTTCTTGTCAAGGCCGTAGCAGTTTGCACCCTGAAAGGCCAGCCACGTGTGCCCATTCTCTCCCAGAGGCACCCCTTCGGCAAACTCAAGGAGAGCTTTAGTAAAGTCATTGCCCTGCGGACTCAACTGAGTCAAGGGGTAGACACGACCACGGAAATCCAGATTATGGGGGAAATAGATTTCCATGTCGTCCTTGTAGGTGTTAGCCAGTGCGAGGACACCATTCACAAGGTAACGCTTGCTCTTACGCTTATTGTCGTCCTGATAGTAGTGCACCATAGCACTACGCCAATCACGTTGTACCTCCTCGTTAGTGTCTGCCTCTACAGGCCTCATAGGAGGCTCTGCAGGGGTAGCAGAGGGCATCTCAAGGCCCTCAGGAATGTGAGCCCATGAGCACACCTCATTGGCCACGTCGAGCACCCTACGGTTGATTTGCCAAGCCGTAGACTGGATGGCGTTGACAGCCTTATAGACGTTAGGCATGTCAACCTCATCGTAGAGCTGAGAACACTCCATAGAGGGCATTCTTACGAGCTGAATAGGTTTCTTAAGGTTGATAAGGTAACCACCATCAAAGGGATTAGTCCACGGCTTAGGCGGGATTACCATGGGCCTATTTTGGAACATGAGACTAGCAGTTTCCTTATCCTCGTGCTCAAGGTACGTCAACACGTCAGGGTCAAGACAAAAAGTGTAATGCACGTTTTTGTTGTCACCCATGGTTTTCTCAAGGGCACCTAAGCCAGTAGACACGATGAAAATGTCTACCAACTTAAGACCTACTTGCACCCTGTTAGCATTACTCCACTTGTTCCATCTCTTGAGTCTCTTTTCGTCTGCAAGGATTTTTTCTTTGTTTTCGACATAGCGCTTTTTGAACTGCATAGAAATACGCTTATCAAGCCCTGCATTGAACCTGCTGAGCTCTTTCTTATCCATGGTTACGACTACCATCTTGAATCGCAGTTCGTCCTCGATAGCCTCACCAATTGCAGAAGACACTTTGGTTAAAGACACGATTCCAAGGGAATTTTCAATGATGGTCCTAATTGCAATGAACGCAATTTCTTCGGTAGACAAAGTCCTGATGAGGGATGCCATTACATGACGCTTGCCGGGCTTACCCGTATCCACTTCCTTAAACCACTTGTCAAGGGCCTTAGTCATGACAGGGATGGCTTCGCTGATCAAGACACGACTTGCACCCATATTGCCAAGGGTACCGCTTTCAATGGCCTTGCTACGCTTAGACATGAAAGCATTGAATGCGTTTTCTTTGCTTTCAAGTTCTAATTCGATTTCCCTGTCTACACGGGCTTTGCCGTATTTAAGACAAAGTTCATCGTATTCATTTTCACCATCAATTCTAAAACTATTCAATTTATCATAAGACATAGGGGTCACCTTTAGGTTACATCTTAACTCAAGCCAATATCTGCTCTGAAACTTAGTTATATCTATAGATCTTTTATATTCTTTTATATAGGGTTATATAGGTGATAATGTAGGATATTACCCATAGTTAAACTATAGACTCCTGTGGTTTCCTTAGGTTTCCCTTAGGAGTCTATAGCCCTTTTACCCTCTCTCTAGGAGTATGGATTTTATTAAATCCTCGTGTCTCCTCTAATCATAGATTTTACCCTTCTCGATGCAGTCACCATTGACATAGATGTTACCGAACGCCTCGAAAGTACGCAACCACTCGGAATACGTCAGGTATTTGTTTCTGTCTTTCTCTGCGGATTCTCCTGCCTTGCGACCCGCACGGAACGCATATTTAATCATATTGCCCTTTAGGAATCCAATGAATTCCTCACGAGTTAACGCATTAAGCATCAATTCAATAGGCTGGACAGCTCCCATGTAATGGGTACTTGTTTCAGGATTTCCGTCGTTAATTTTTTCCATTTATATCTCCTTTAGTAATAGATTCCCATGAGTTTGCAAATAAGGACAAACAAGGGAAAGATTCCCAGAATGATTGCAATTCCAATGAATACAATCAGGTATTCTTTAAGATTAAGCATTCTTTTCAATTTCCTTAATATGGTTATTCCACATGGACAGAATTGCATTCATAACGGAGCCGTGCATGGACGCCTGTCCGATGAGGTCCATAGAGCCCCCTTTCTTGAATTTGTAGAGCTTGCCCTTCACATCCTCACCCCCTGAATATTTACCGGTGAAAGTGTAGATAGATTCGCAGTCCGTAAAGGTGACTGCATACGCCCCATCCTTCCAGCGGTAGAAAAGAATAGAGGCTACGTCAGAGCGTTCGATGATGGTGGTGGTGCGAGTATACATGTTATCTCCTTTGCTAGCTTGCTAGCCCTTGGACGCCCCTAGGGCTTTCTATGGCTTTCCTAGGGGCACTCCTTTAGTTGTTTGTCGTTGTTGCTAGAGATCTAGCTGTTACTTGAGATTTGCTAGGTTACTAGCCTTTGCCCTATGAATCTGGATAGCCTTTCGAGCTTTGCCCTTGTGGGCACCATGGATACCAAAGACTACGATGGCATCCCTATCCTTTGCACACAACCTACAGCCCTTGCAGGTGACGCCTTCTCGTGTCTGTGCGGGGCACTGGACAGCAGTGAGACCATGGACCTCTCTGAGTAGCCTAATGTCATCTTTGGGGTTGACACTAGTCAACACAGTGTTAAAGCCCTTTGCCTTAGCAATGTAGGCTTCAAGGACAGAGTCCGTAGACACGTTGACTGTCATAACACCCTTCATACTGTTGATTACGTACTTATCCCCTTCTGTCAACTCGCAATGAGTGTACGTGAACCCCTTGACTACCTTGCCGAAATTCCCTGAGTAGACAGCGTTCACACGAATGATCGCATTAGCAATATCAAGGAATTCATGGGTATTGAAGTTGTTGGTATTCCTTACCGCAAGATCTCCTGCGATGTTATGACGGAACAGCAATTCGTTTTCAGGCTCCTTGATGTGCTCAATGACACCCCCCAAGCAGGGCGATCGTTAGGTCATCTTGAGACGACACGAAACGCTTGTCGGACTCATCATCTGCCCTGTCCCATGTCTTGACCGTTCGGATGCCCTCTGCGTAGCATCCAGAGCCCTTAAAGGGGCACCTGTTGGGGCACGAGCTCCTTGAGGAGTATGACTGCATGATGTCTCCTGTCTTGGCGTTTTCGGAGGACTTGAGAAAGATCATTTTCATGATGAGGATTCCTTTTTTGGTTTAAGCAAGCCAGATACGGACGCACTCAGCATAGGTGCCTGTGATTTCGTCTTTGCAGAAGATCGGGTTAATCGTCCCGTCCTCTTCTTCGTCGACGATTATAACATGCCCGTCAACTACCGTCTCCGCAAACTGGGAGACGAGAGACGCCTCACCACAACTATCGGGATCCTCCGGATCAAGGATGCCAGTGTAGTCACCATTGATGAGGGCGGGCAGTGCCCACTCCGACACCATGTAAGACGGAAATGCGTCCATCATCTTTCGAACCTGTGCATTCATCTTCAATACTCCTTTGACAGCTAGTGTTTGGGGCTAGAGGATACCATGGGCACCCCCCTAGCCCCTTATGGTTTAGCAGGAGACAAGCTCCTTGATCCTGAGGGTGATCTCTTTCATGTTAAGCATATACACCCCGTAACTCGTGGTGATTGTGTCACCACCGTTCTTGTGCCAGTAATCCTCAAAGTCAAAGTAATTGTAGAACTTTTCCTCAACGTCAAGACCGTTAAGGATGGCAAGGCAGAAACCCTTGCCCGAATCATCCTTGACCTCATCGAGGGTCCCGAGGAGCTTGAGACACCACGGCGAGGTAGCTACGACGACGGCCATGTCAAGAGCATCGCCCTCATTGAGGGAGGCACTGAGGAAGTCCCAACGGATGTCCTCAGGGCATTCAACAGGAGCGAGGGCCTTCTCGATGACACGCATGCACGTGTCAGGATGCAGAACCATATGGCTACCGACCTCCTCGGCGAGGGTGCTGAGATTCAGACAGTCGACCTTTTTGGCGTGGGCGAGGAATTCATTGAAGTTCATTTTTGTTACTCCATTGCTTAGCTGATTCAGGGGATCCCTCGTTAGAGATTGTACCACACAATCCCGAGGGTTACAAGGGTGATGAGGATATTAACCATCACCATGCCCCCCACCGTCTTGAGCGTGTTCAGAAGATCGGTGTCCTCCTCAGAGACGATGTCCTGTTCGACCGGGGACTCGACCTTAGCAGGTTCGTGGCGGGCCGCAACACCCTGAACAACCTCATTGAATTCGGCGAGCATCTCAAGGAGCTCATTGATGATGCTAGAGGTCTTGAAGAATTCGACCCGGCCACCATTGGCACTGCGGGCCTGAATGGTTTCGACCTTACCGTTCAGGAATTCCACCGTGAACTTGCGGGCCGTCTGGTGATTACGACGACGGTCAGTGTATTCATAGGCGGCCTGAACACGACCGTAACCACGATCATTGAAGCGGAAGTTACGAGCGGTATTGCCAGAAGGAAGAGTGACGGTGCGGGTGAAGCGGATGATCATGATTTATCTCCTTAAGATTGAGTAGATCGTTTCGTTCGATCCATGCCCTGAACTATAAAGCACTCAGAAAGACCTGTCAAGCCATCAGGTGAAAAATACCGTAAACATGGTATCCCTCCCCTAGTGTCTCAGCCCCTCTCTATATAGAGGTGTCCTGTGGAGTCCTGTGGAGTCCTGTGGAGTCCTGTGGAGTCCTGTGGAGTCCTGTGGAGTCCTGTGGAGTCCTGTGG